AGCTTCATGAAAACTATCAAACTTAGGTTTAACCATGTTATCAGGATAAGGGAATGCACTACCTTCTAATGTTAATGAACGTAATGTAGGTTCTTTTACAATTGTTGGTGGTGTAGTTGTGGTTTTTTCTTCACCTTTACTAATTACTCTAATAGCTTCTGAGGCACTTGTTAGAGTGTATTTTTGTCCGTTATAACCAACGTTAGATGCGTACACACCCTGAGGGTTAGTTAAGTCCATTAACCCCTTCTTTTTACCATTCCAATTAAATCTTTGTAACTCATTGGCTGCAAATGGGTCGTCATCCTGTTCACTAATAACAACACCTCTTTGATAACCAAAAAGGTATTTCATTCTATACAATTCTTCGTTGATTATATTTCTCATATTTAAACACTTAATGAATCAATTGATTCTGTTGAACCTTCTTGATTTGTTGATGTATTTGCGGTTAAAGGGGCATTAGGTGCAACACTACCCGCAGGTGTTTGTACCGATGTTGCTCTAATAAATGAATCACAAGCGGCCATTGCGTTTTTAGTATTTGTACCCATTACACCATCTTCTTTTAACTTAACAGGTAATTTATCTGTAGGACATTTATCATTAATTTTAACTTGTAACTTTAAAACTTTCTCATCACATTTACCACCAGGTTTAGTATCTTTACCAGGACATTTTGCTGTGGTAAATCTTTCTGCAACGGGTGCTTGTGTTGTTTGAGTGGTTGTAGGTGCTTGTGTTGTCTGAGTGGTCACTGGTTCTTGTGCCGGAGTTTGAGTTGTAGGTTGTTGTTGTGTCGTAGGTTGTTGTTGTGTTGGTTGGGTTGGGTTACGAAATGCGTTTACCGCGGCACCAACTCTTTGACCAAAATTAGCCTTTTCTTGTTCATGTAATCTTAAGATACTTTCTCTATCCGATTCACTGATAATTAATCTTTTTTTCATTTTAAAATATTTTAATTAATTTTAGATACCGTAATCGGCATAATTAATACCACCTGTTTTAGGTGCTGATGAGGTGTTACTTTTTTGTTTTTGTTGTTGCTGTTGTTGTTGTGGTTGTGAAGAACTTCCGTCTTTAGGACATTTCCATCCTGACTTTTTATAACCTTCAACATCAGGAACTGTACTACCATCAGGTTTTTTAATATTCCAACCACATTTTGCCGCGTTTGGTGCTAACTTTTTAAATTCTGCTTCTTTAGCCTGAGCTTGTTGTTTCATAAGATTTAATTCCGCAGTACTATTCTTAACCGCATTATCTAATAAAGGTAAGAATACATAATTTTTCCATTCACTATCAGAATCAATATCACCATCAAGAGCGTCGTATAGATTTTCACTATGTCTAGTTAAATAGATATTAGATAAAGCACATAAATCGGCAATACTTGATATCAATTGGAATGATGATTTAATTAACCCTTCATTAGTTCCTGTTCCCTCAACCGCCTTATTTAAATTATCTGCAATTTTTGCCAAATAACTATCATTCATTTTTCTTTTACCAAGTTTACCTTTAGAGGTTTTACATTTTTGGAATATTGCACGAGCCTTGTCACCTGACTGACCCGCATTAAACGCGGCGATAATACCACCAAGAGGTCCAAACATTATTGAATTTGTTACCAACATTCCGGTATCAATTTCAGATATTTCTTGGTTTACTTCAGGCTCCATAGCAGAATCGTCTTCTTTTAGGTATTGTTTTTTGGTTGCGGATTCATGAAGACCTAAGATTCTTTTCTTCTCATCTTCATTGATTAAAAATAATTTATTCATGATATCGATTTTTTATTATATAAATATCTCATAAATCAAAAAAAAGTCGTACCTTTGTAAGGTAATTAAAGGAAACGATTCAGATACAAGATATTTAATTACATGGGTAAGTCTAAACTGACTTATTTAAACGGGGGAGGAACGATTCAGATACAACCACCCGTTTTTTCTAATCCACCCAAATTACTAATTGGTCTTCACCAACTCTAAATGGATTACTAACAGATTCTCTAAAAACAGTAATGACTACCAATTTCCAAAAGTTATCTTCAACATGTTTAGGAACAATTGCCAAGGCTATTTCTTTATCTACAGATTTCACAACAAACGCCTCGTCATCAATAATATTATGTTGAGCAATTTTTTCGGCAATGTCTCGTAAAGACAACTCAATAATATATTTAATCTCAGAATTAGATATTTCTTTTTCGTTGTAGTCAGAAATTCCTGTTCTTGTTTTTCTATGGTAGGCATGTGTTGTCCTATCAACCTCAAATGAATATTGTATTTTAAACGAAGACATTAGTTGAGCAATTCTCTTCTCAAGAAGTAAATGTTCTTTAATTAATCGTCTTAAATTACTCATATAACATAAATATCTATAAAATAAAAAAGGGACGATTACTCGTCCCTTTTAATATTTCCCTTAGGAGATTGATTATCTCAATTCTCTTAAGTCGAATGTACGAACACCGTCAACTGTGATACGTCCGTAGAAACGGTTGTTAACCATTTTCTTAGCGTAACGTGTCATAATACCTTTGATAGGTGTAAAGTTGAATGGGTTGTACATTGTTGGAGTTAATTGTAGAGGTACATACGGTGCGTAGATGTAACCTGTGTCTAACAATGACGTTCCTTTGTGTCCAATTAACACTTGGTTAGCTGGGAAGTAAGGGTCACGGTAAACTTGGTAACGACCTGCTAATGTACCAACTCTTTCAATACCCATGTTGTATTGGTCTTGCTCTGGTGAAGCGTTAGATACGTGGAAGTATTCTAAGTCATCAAAAATCGCAGAAACCTCAGATGATACAACAATCCAGTTAGCTCCACCACGAAGTGTTGACTTGTGGATTTGTGCTGACAATTGGTTGATAGCTGTAATCAATGTTTGGTTCCAGTCTTTTTGAGTGTAAGTCATATTTCCAGAGATTCTTCTCCATCCGTTGTAGTCCCAACGTAGGTTCCAAGCCGCACCTTTACGTAAGTCACGTAAAATTTCACGGTCAATCTCAGCCGCAACTTGCTCAGATAACAATGCTGTTAACTCAGCCTCAGCGTCGATGTTATGGAATGCCGCAACGTCTTGAGCTAATTCAGGAGACCATTGTGCTCTTAGTTTTCTTTCTGTCACAGATACTGTAACTGACTCAAGGTCGAAAGAAACTTCACCAATTTTGTCTTCGAATTCTAACTCTTCGTAACGTCTCCATGCAGCTGCGAATGAAGTACCTGAAGCAGCTTCCTCGATTGTAGTACCAGTGTAACCATCTAAAGATGTTGCGTCACAGTTAGCACATACAGGACAAGATAAGTCAACTTCTAAGTAGATACAACCTTCTACGTCACATACATCATTGTAAGAACCACCATTACCTGTTGAAGGCCATGTAGTTTGAGTTGTGTTGTAGTTAGGTGCTACGATACCTTGACCGTATTGTTGAGTAACAACTCTGAACAATAACGCTCCTGTTGATACTGTACATGGTGAATCGTCAGCAACAGTTAAACCATTACCTGTGTAAACTACCAAGTCAGATAAGAAAGACTCAGTGTCGATTTCTGAACCGTCAGGACCAATCATTTTACCAGTACCTGCTTGTGCGAAACCACATAATTTAACGATAACTTTTCTTGTGTTACCTGAAGGGATAATTTCACCTTCACCGATTTCTGCGTTCACTAAAGAACTACCTTGCCAAGCTTGGATTACTGTGTTTGCAGTAATAGCAGACCAACGTCCTTTAGAATAGTCAAATAATCCTGGTGGGTCTAATGCAGGTTCGTTACCTTCGTAGAATAAATCATAAAGATTTTTCGTGAAAGCTCCGTTACCTGTGTAACCAGCATTAGGATTACCAGGGTAGTTACCTGGAGAACCTACAGGTGCGTAGTGCTCACCACTTTGAGTTGCAGTACCGCCTGAGTAACCTTGGATTTTAGGTACGAAGTAGAACAATTTACCGATAGGTAAGTTCATAGCTTGTACAGATACGATGTCGTTCGCTAACAATTTAGAGAAAACACGTCTAACGATAGGGAATACAACAGTTTCGAATGAACCTGATGAACCGTCAGCAGTTGCCTCGTTAATTAAGAAAGATGCTTGGTTTTCATATAACTGAGCTACGTTCTCTTTTAGGTGGCCGTTAAGACCTTCTAGGAATCCTAATTTATCCCATTTGTTGATAGTATCTTCTTTGATAACTTTAAGGTGCTTAAGACCGATGTTACCAACAAGACCTGATTCTAATAATGCTCCCATTTTAGTATTGTTTTGTTTTTATTTTTTAGTTTATTTTTATTTTAATTTAGCCATTAAGTCTTTCATTCTTAAGAATTGAGGATTTTCATAAGTTTTTGACTCAATCAAATTAATTGATGAACCTGTAGATTGTACGTTTTCAATTTTACGTTCAATTGATTCATTAATAGATTGATTGTTATTAGTCGTAGTTGAAAGTTCTTCTTTGATTGACTTGTATAAATTCTTAGACTCTTTAAGAGTTTCAACACTATCAAATCTTCTCAAGATGTTAATTTTTTCTTGTTTAGATGTTGAATGTTCAGTGAACAAACGAGTTGCGTAAGCCAAATTAGAATTGAAAACTGCAACTTCATTTAATTTATTTCTGAACACGTTAAGTGCTTTTCTGTACTCTTCATTTTTTTCTCTAAGAACCTGTAATTCTACACCATCAACATTTTCTTTGATATTGATATTCGCTTTAGAGTGAGCTCTTGGTTTTGGTAAACCACCCTTTCTAAAGTTAGAACCATTACCTAACGTTCTTGATGCCTCTTTTGTCTCGACTTTTTTAACGTTTTTCATTTTACCGTCAAGGTTCTCTCCTTCTTTGTATTCAAACTTAGCTTTACCTGTACCCATAGTTTTGTCGGCGTTTTTCTTTACAGTTTTAAATCCGCCTTCCATGTTAGGTTTGTTTGAATATATTTTTTTCTTTGGTGAACCCATTCCGACACCCTTAGGTTTTACAGACATTTTAGATTCCATAACTTCAGAACCATCTTCTGCGTATAATTCCTCATACTCTTCTTCAAGTTCATCGTCATACATTTCGTCAAGTTCTTCGTCAGATTCTTCAGAATTAAATTCGATTTCGTAAATGATTGTGTCATCTTCATCACCCATACCATATTCGTCTTCCTCTTCTAATTCATCTTCGTCTTCGAATTCAAATTCTTCAGACTCGTCTTCATCATCATCAGCAAAAACTTTAGATACGATATCGTCGATGTTTTCATCTTCTTCCATCATTCCTAATTCGTCAGACTCGTTCCATTCTTCACCTAACTCATCTTCCATTCCGAAATCAAATTCAGCTTCTTCACCTTCACCAACAATCATATATTCTTTATCAGAATCTTTAAGATTGATGTTTCCGGATTCGTCTTTGGTAACCACGATATTATCTTCAGGTCCCATTAAGCTAAATACTCGTAAGATTTCGTCATCGTCGTCTTCACCTGTAAGGTCAATTGTGTCTTCATCATCACCCATATCGTCGATGTTATCTGCGTCCATATCCATACCTTCTTCGTCGTCTTCCATTTCTGGTTCTTCCATTTCAGGTTCTTCCATTTCTGCATCCATTCCAATCTCATCATCTTGTTCAGTAAGAGATTCTTTTACTAGTTCTTTGATTTCTTCCTTCATAGTAGAAGCAAGTATTCCTTTTGCATTCTCGGCAACAGCTTCTTCCAAATTTTTCATTTGGATGATTGCCTCCTCAACTAAAGATTTTTCTTTCGCCATGCGTTTCTTATTGTTTTTGTTATATAAATATATCCCACTATCAAAAAAGTTATAATTAAGACTTATTTGATAACGGGTTTTTTATTTATATATAAATATTACCCAAATGACAAAAAATAAAAAAAGGGGTCAAAAAGACCCCTTTATGTAAATTATTGAAAATTAAAATTTAATTTAATCTATCACCTCATCAATTTTACTTTCAACAATTGCGGTGATTCTCCAATCCTGTGTATAGTTCTCGTAAACCTTAGTTACCTTTGCTTCTACGTCTGTAGGATTGTATCCTCTAACCAACTTCTCTTCTCTGAGTTTCTTAATTTTACCTGAATTCTCGTCAACCAAATCAGTGGTTACTTTTGCAATGAAATATTTTTCGTCCATAATTTAAATTTTTTAATACCCTAAATAATCGTTCAATTTTTTCATTAAGTCAAGTGATTTGTTACCATTTTCACCAACTTGTCTTTGTACTTTCATTTTTTGTTCTTCCTCAAGATTTTCTTCAAAGTTAAATCTCTCTTCTGGTTGACTGAATAAATATGCTCCCGGTGTTGATGGTGATGAAACTAAGTCAAAACAGATTAATTCAAA